ATCTAGGGATATATCTTGCCTGGCATCGAGTACGATGTAATCCCCCGCTTCAGTCGTTATATAATCCCCGCCCTCTGTGGTTAGATAATCACACATACTTGTCGGGACTGGAATTGTCGAAATGGATACAATGTTATTTCTGTACAACCTATCTTCAGATACAAGAATTTCGTCACTGGTTGAGTTATGCTTCAGATAAACATACCCCAATTCACTCATTGCCACTTTTTGAAATTCTGCCATAGCGGTTGTGTTATATCTTACGGTATCGAACACGCTGGCGAATGTGTCCTGTCCGGTGCTGTATGAGGTGGATAACGGCGCAATCGGCATGTTCGCTACAATGAGGGGCATTATCTCATTCATCTTCTTGCTCGTCGTGTAACTCGGCAGATAAAGCGTGTGCGCGGTTGCCTGATACATCCAGTCATAAGCGGTCACGTTGGTTCGTCTGACCCCATACTTTCCAGGGTCAACCTGAATACCATCGGGGGCTATCCTGCCATACCATTTAGTAATGGTGCTGTTGTCAAATGTGAATGTGACCCTGATAACTATTCCGGCCTGAAATCCTGTCCTGCAATTCGTATGCCCCGGTGAATAATATCCATTCAGTCCTGCGGAGTTGGCTATGCTATTCTTTAGCGCGAATGTACACCGCCCAGCATTAGCCACTCGATCCGTTGGCGAGTTTCCCATAATTCCAGAACTGCACAGCACGGGCGCGATAACGTCAGAAGATATATCGCTCCACGTAAGACCGTCGAACTTCACTTCTACTTTTGGCTCTAGCATTACCCAATCGCCTTTTGTATTTCAGAAGCAATTATTTTACCTAAATACATCATATCGGACTGTGAAATGGTCGCGGACCCTCCCCCAAGCGCGTTATTAGGTACGATATTAGAACCTCCTGGAAGATTTAATATTTCTGGTCCACGTTCTCCAACAAGTGTCCACCCTCCCGCAGAACCACCAGCTGCTCTTGGAAGGGGGGCGGTGCTTCCAATTCCAATTGCGCTTGCGCTAGTTGGTTTTCCAGGTAGTGCGGGTAATCCACCGCCTCCCCCCCCCCCAATTCCAACCGCAGCCATAGCCGCAGCAAGTTGTCTGAATGCATCAATAAGTGCGTATATTGGTCCCATAATCATTTTTATTGGGTCTAAAAACCCAAATAACGTCGTGATTATCTCTTTTAGTGCAGGATCCAAGTCATTCACTGCGCTTTTGAGGGAGTTATACGCATCAATGACTGGTGTTACTATTCCAAGTACGTCAGTTAACGCGGGCATCAATTCGAGAGCCATTGTATCTTTAAGTTTTGCGGTACTATCGTTCAGGTTGTCTTGTGCAATCCTGAAGTTTTCTGATTGTTGTATGGCACTCTCGGTTAGAATACGCCCGTATTTTTCCGCTTCAATTCCTGCCGCTTCAATTCCTGCCGCACCCATTTCCATAAGTGCGCCCATATCTGCGCCAGAACGTCCAAAGGTGTCTGTTAGAAACTTTGTTCTTTCGAGGGGGTCTTGAATGGCGTTATATTCATCGGCAAGCCTCATTAGACCGTCAATAGAAACGTCAATACCATTCCTTACTCCCATTACAAGGGCAGATTCTAATTGCCCCGCTGATATTTGCGCATCATCAGCAGCCTGTATCAATTTCGATATATCTTCAGGAGTTCCACCAATAGCCCGTGATAGATCGCGCACCTGTTTTGTATATTCAAGTGTTGAATTTATTGCTTTTTTATACTCGTTCACCAACAAACCAATACCGGCAGTTGATGCAAGTGTGGCAGCGTCAAACCCTGTAATTGCCCTTGTCACCCCGCTTATTTTTGCGCCATAAGAGGATAGGGTTGAACTTGTTTTATTAAAAACAGCCGATGCTTGATCGGTTGCATTGATAATGATTTCAACAATATTAGCCATTAATTGCAATCCTTGCTTTATGGAGCGCGGAATATCTTTGAACCCACAGCATCTTTGATCCAGATGCTATTTCCCAAGGTGGTATGCCCCAACTTTCTGACATACTCAAAACCCCAACCCACGAGGGTGCGGAAGCAGCCTGACTTACTAGGGCAAATTCGAGCCGCTTCCGTTCGTAGGGTTTACGAACGCATCCGATACAGAATTGATAAACGAAACAACATAATCAACCCACTCTACCTTTGGAACTTTATTGAACATTTCCCTTGCCACTTCAATAGAAACGGGTTGATTATTTTGATCTACAACAAAATGAAGCATCTTGTCATAAATCTGTTTACTGTTAAGGCTATCGAAATTGAGCCATTCATCAATGCTGAATAGTTCGTCAAATTTTTCCTGCGTTACGAGTAGTTTTATCTTTTCACTCATAGGTTATGCCCAAGCAGGAGCGGTTGTCCCCATTACGCTGAAGTGAACCGTGCCAATCTGCAATGACCCGTCTGGCGTTCCCTTGACACCGAAGTTATCCAGGCAGAACTCACCGGACAGGGTTTTCCCTGCGCTCTCCGGCTTCACGGTTACGGTCTTGGAGGTATTGCTGTTCAGGATACCATTCAGGATGGTTGCCGCGCCGGATGTGGTATGAGTGTCATAAATAAACTCAAATGTGATACCTGTCACGGGTAGACCAGGGATGTAGTTCTTAGTTGCATCTGTAAAGCCAGTTACCTCTATAATCCCTGCGTCCTGTTGTATCTCGAAACTCACCGCATCTGTTGAAAGGTCCTGCGGTGATCCTGCGGCGTTGTCTACGGTGATAACTGCGCCTTTTGCTGAAAATTTAGCCATTTTTTATTCTCCTATACTGATTGCCAATAGTGAACGGTATAGCCGAAGGAATTACCCGCCGACCCCGTTCTCGTTGCTAATACACGAATGAATTTATTGATCGTTCCCGATACGGCAGTTTGTCTTTCCGAAGTCACCGCCGAACCGTCTGCCGTGAAGGTTATCAGGTCATCATAAGACCCGTCCACCGTTGCGCAATCCTGTACCTTGACCACGTAGGTATCGGCTGCACACGCGGACCAGATATGTAATGTCGCTGCACATCTGCCCGTTACCGCGCCTGAATTGACCTGGTATCCCGTTCCGGTTGCAGTATAGGTAATGGTCGCGTGCGCCAGCACATACCCGTTCTCAACGCCCTCGTTGCTTCCATAACTGGCAAATTCTATCGAGCCAATGGATAACGCACTATCCGGCGTTCCCTTCGGGCTGTAATTCACCTGTGTATAGGGCATTGACAGTGACATATTGCCAAGCGCGTACCCCTGTGGTAAAACCGTCACGTGACCCGCCCCCAAAGCTGATAATGCGGTATGCGTTGCGCCTGAAGTCGAGGACCAGAACATATCAGCCCGTATGGTTGCGCTTGGCAGTCCTGGTATGAAGTTCTTACTCCCATCAGTGAACCCCGTCACATCAAGCGGATTGACGTTCATTTCAGTTTCAAATGAGGTTGCGTATGTAGACAGGTTATAGCCCTTTATCAGAACGATCGCGTCCTTTGCACTGTATTTAGTCATTGTTCATCCTTTCCCGGAGCGTTATGTCCAACGTGAACCCGTAAAACGAATTGCCCGCCGGGTCTGTGAGAACTCCGAACTCACCGATTGCCATATTCTTTACATCCACGTCACTTACATCAAACGTGCTTATTGCGGTTAGGATTGCATCTGCCTTTATGGTTAACTCGCTGATGTGATCCTTCAGACCTCTCTCACTCCCAACCGCTGCGTGCAGATAAATATATTTATATGACCTGTTGAAAGTCCATAATCGCGTGGTAGCAGTTCCAAATGTGGTGCTACCTTCGGAAGGTTCACCGTTCCCACCCGTCATCCAGCCATCCGGTGAGGGAAATAATATGGGGCAATCCCGCGCCTTGACCGATTCTGGAATAGCGGTAATATCCTTTACCGTTACCCCTGTTATGGATAACGCGGCGATCCCGGTTGCGATTGCTGAGGATGAGAATGTCACGCCAACCTCGCGTAATTGTCCAGAATAGCTCTTGCCGATGCCGGAATATCTTTTGCGGTGATCACAACCCCGCCAGCCGTTATGGTGGTTTCCGAGCTGTCATTCTCACCGAACCTGTGATAATATGCAGAGGAAATCATCAGGCACGCATCCTTTATATCCGTTGGAGCGCTGGCAGAATAGCCCCACGTGCCGAGAATGGTTATCGCCTGGTAATCATCCCCGTTGCTTTTGCCTTCCCACCCATTCGTTGAGGATGATTTAGTCTTTAGCGCATACTTCGGGCTGGCATTGTTTGGCAACAGGTAATAGTCACTGGTTGTCAAAACGGTTGTATCGCCATTGGTAAGCGTGGTGATAGATAACAGGTCATCATCCTCAATGTAAAGCGTATCACCGTCAGGAACATCGTAGTAATGTGTTTCCGTGCGTGCGTAGAATGTCCGGCGGGTTTCGTTATCAATTACCCTAGACGCAGCATCTATAATATCGGTAATGATTGCGTCATCAGTGGTATCCGTTGAGGTAATGCGCATCCAGTTCTTAAATTCCGCTATGGTAGCGTATGAGGTGGAGCTTACAGCAGTTCCCGTGCCGTCCCAGGTCATGCGACCTCCGTATCCGGGTTGGTGAACGTGTAACCCGATTTTTGCCGCCAGATGTAATAAGTCGTGCCGCTGTCGAGGTAGAACGTCACCTCTCCGCTGGTATTGGTTATCCCATTCGCAACGATGTTAGAACCTGCCGCATCCGTGCTTACCCAAACCGTAGCATTTTCGATTGGGTCTGACCCGTCTGTGAGGGTATAGGTCTTGGCTGTTGCGCCAGTTCCAAGCCCGTGTACGGTTGCTATATCTGTTATCGCCTCGTGCAATTCAAACGGCGTGTAACTGTCAAGCGTGGTCTGGTCCATTGTTGCGTCCGTTGTCGTGAACCGCCCTATCAGGTCAAGCCCGTCCGCCCCTGAATACGAATAAATGTACGTTCCCGGCAGGTTTGCCAGTGCAGTTCTCGGTGTCCATGCCGCAACAAGAACTGTGTCATCCACTCCCACTACGGCAATCGTAGCCGCGCTTGATGGAGTGGTAGCCGCGCCGGACTTGGTAAATGTTGCTTTGAATTTATAGACTGTGGTCATAGAACCTCCGGCTGCCTTCCATCCCTGTAATGCTTGATTACCCTGCGGGTTTCCTTACCGTCTTTCAGGATAACGGTGGTAATTTCATCCACCTCACCCGTCTTGTAGTAAGTCCACAGCATCTGCTTTATCTCTGACACTTCGTCCGTTTCACCATCCCGCAATACTTCCTCTTGATACTCTATCTGGTTATCTTTGCGGTACGTTCTGATAATTTCATCCGGTATGTTTTCACTACCGACAATAGCAACAAGTAAATCCCGCTTTGTGAGGTCTTTTGTCAACAGGTCTTTCAATTCCTTGACCGTCTTTTTTGCCAGCTCTTTACTGGTATCATTCGTGGCTTTGAGCATCATAGTCCACCTCGGACTAACAAAATTTGCCTCGTATCTTGCGTGTACGGATTTTGCCATACATAACCAGTTATAAAACTCACTTCTCTGGCTTGCCCAGACGCTGAGCCCGTAGAACTTGTTCCATATATAGAATTAGAAATTGATGGAAATGCGGTACTGTTTGGCTTGGAAGTCCCAGCAACCCCATGTATCATCAAGGAAAATAATTCATTTACATTTGGTATTCTCCAATCCGCATGTCCCCCAAGAGAAACGGCA